TTGATGACCTGCATCACCTCCGGCGGTGTCTGGTGCGTGTGCCGGATGGCATTCTCGGCGGTTGGGTCCTTATACCCCTCGCTGTTCATCGTCGATTCTCCGGTCGAGCCTTTCGACCTTGTACTGGATCCGCTCGTTGACCTCCTTCGAGATGTCAAAGCCTTTGATGATCTGGTCCATGCAGATCAGGACGTCCGCCACCTCATCAACGATTGCGGCTTTCAGCTCTGCGAGCAAAGACCCTTCTGCCCTCCACCACTTGCACAGGGCCTTGATCAGCTCGCTCATCTCCTCGATGGCGATCCAGCACTGGTGCTGCAGTCCGTACTCATCCAGCGCCCGCGTCAGGATCGCAAAATATTTCCGTTTATCCATTCCGTCTCCCCTTCTTTACGCTTCTGTACTTCATAATCAGCTTTGCTGTATTGGCGCCAAACTCCATCAGATCAGGATCGTTGGAATACAATCCATATCGATTCATGACCATGCCTTGGGCGCGCGTCACAAGCAGCATGTTGTCGATGCGGCAATTCTGCTTGTTTCCGTCGCGAAAAATGATCATGTAGCCCTTTGGCAGCGGACCGAAATGCATTTCCCAAATAATGCGATGCACATACCGCCATCGCTCCCAGGGGTTTTTGGAGTTCGACATCTTCCGGACTCGATACCCATTCTTGTTGATAAACTCCGTTCCGATCGGGGCCACGCTGGGCCTGATGCCCAGCTTCATCCAATGATGATAAATGGCTTCACGGGTGTAAGATGTCCCGAATTTCTCATTCGTCATCTCTGCTACCGTGGTGGCACTGACGCCGTAGTGAGTGTTGGCGCGGATAAAATCCTCGATCTCTTTTGGGGTTTTGACACTTCTCATGATTCCGCCTTATCCATCAGCATGGCCGGAACAGAGTGCCGGGCGTTGTATCCGTACTCGTCCATGTGTTTCATGGTCTGTAATGCCAGGTTGCCGTTTGCGATGATCTGCTGACTAACTCTGATTATGGCGTCGGTCTTCTTCAGCTCCTTTTCCAAATCCTCTTCGGATGTCTCGTCGTCGTTCAGGCGTTCGAGCTGTTCGAACAAATAGTTGTTCAGATCTCCGATTGTGTTTTTCATGATTCTCCTCCCTTGTTTTCATTTTCCAGGCGCTCGACCTCCTTCTCGGCGATGTAAATCATGCCTTCAAAATAGTCCATATCCTCGATATCGTCTTTGTACTTGTCGTATTCTCCAGGGATGTTGTCATACCCGAAGTCACACTCTTCGGCCCACTCCAGAAGGAGCATCAGCGCCTTTTCGCGCAATGTAGGCCCCGCAGGCGGCAAGGCTTCCAGCGTACGATAAACATCGGCAGCCTTATATACCGCGTCATCATCACCTTTTGCCCCCTGCTGATCGTGTCATCTTTTATTTTTTCCTGCATATTACATACCCCATTTGTTTTAGCCGTATCATGGCATCGAGCCAATACAGGGCAGATACCATATTTCCGCTTGCGATTTCTGATGCCGCTTCTTCTGGTGTGAGTTCTTCGTATTGTGGCTGTGCGGATGGGAAGTCCCGCAGTCTATATATGACGTCTTGTATATCATCATCATCGGAAAACATAACTGCTCGCTCGAAAGCATCAGCATCAATCAGCCGCATCGTCTTCCTCCCGCATATCCGCGCCACAGTTAGGGCAGAAATTCGAATTTTCCGACCGCGCGCCGCACACTGAACATTCGTATCGTTCCCAGAACGGAGAAACAATATTGCCGTTCTTGTCAATCCATCTGCCCTTAATCCGCTGTGGCTGTGCGGAAGGCAATGCCCTCAAATCTCTTCGCAACTTCAATATTTCCTCCGTCTTGTCTAAGGGGATCGAATCAAACCTCTTATCAAGCGCATCAACTGCCGCCTGTCTGCTTATCAAGTCATCCATTGTAACCTCCTCTCTGCAATGCCCATTTTTAACGTCTACCCCCATCCTAGGACGGGGGTTTTCGTGTTTACTGATCGTGGTCGATACTTTCCTCAAACTCTGACGGTAAATTCTTCTTTGGCGGCCTATGCCCCATACGGTAAGCAAAAAGAGGGCAGTCTGTGATATGGCACCGCCGCACTTCCGGAGCCTGTCCGCAACAGCACTCCAAACACTTCAATCGTATGGCCTTCATCGGTGTTGTTGCTTTCATTCTTTCTTCACCCCATCGCTGCAATAGTCCATCAGGTACCGCGATTTTCCATCAAAGAGCGCGCACTTGATCCGGGTCTGGCAAGGAGGATCCTCCCGTGCGTTCCAGCAGTCTGCACATCGCACCACTTTGACCAGATCGGGGTCGTACTGGGTCCTGTCTGCATTCATCTCAGATCATCCTCCATTCGCATAAATTCGATTTCGACAGCGTCGAGTGCATCCTGAAGCTGCTTCAGCTCGTCGGTGCTCAGGCAGTGTGCTTCCGCAACCTTCTCGTACCATTCTCCGTAGCAGAGAATATCAATAGCCTCTTTTGCCGTTTTTCGTTCTATTGCCCGCTTCTGGCAATACCGGGCATGCTCTAACCATTTGCAGTCTTCCATATACTTCTCCTCCCTCCTATCAGCACATCATTCGGCGTCACACCCAGCGCCGCACAAAGATCAAGCAGCGACGCAACCGAGGGGTAACACCGGCCATTTTCCAGCCTCTCGATCAACGCCAGGCTATATCCCGACGCCTTGGCCAGATCATCCCGAGAGAGGCCGCGCCCCTCCCGGATCCGCTTCAGGTTCCGCCCGACATGCTCGGGCGTGATGTCAATCGGAAGCATGTTTGGCGTCCTCCTTTCTCCAAATCCTATCCGCCTCCTTGATCACCGCATTGGCCAGCACGACGGCGAACTGTTCGGCCGGCGTATGGTTGTACTTGGCGCCGATCTCGCCCGCCTTATCCATCAGCTCGTCCCAATACTCGTCATAAGGACACACTTCGGGCAAATACTGCTTGGCCATCTTCCAGATATCGACGATCAGGTCGTGATAAAGTTTCAAAGTAAAATCGGGCATGGGCTACACCTCGAACGGGCTCTTACCCGGCGGGACGTTGTCCCAAATATCGCTGTCATCCCAGCCGTATTGAATCATCTCGGCGGGGGAGTTTTTGAGGCGCTTCGTCTCCGGCTCATACCAGAGCGGGATGAAAACATCCTGCGTGCCCATATCGCGATCCTTGGCGATCTCGATCACGTTGGTGCCGGTATACGCCTCGTGCGTATCATCCCAGCCGAACATCTGCTTAGTGAGCCGCTGGAAGTCAGCGTTGTTCCTGTGCACGATCAGGGCGTTGTCCGTCATGTTGGCCAGGTCGGCAGTCCCAGAGATGTCATCCAGCCGGAGGAAGCCCTGCGCCTTCCGAGGGTGTGCAACGAAGATGATGTGCGCCATGGTCCGCTTGGCCATTCTCTGCAGGTCGTTGATAAATCTGGTCTGGGCCACGTATTTGTCAGGATCGAGCCCGGAGATGTTCAAAGCCATCAGGTTGTCGAGGATGACCAGGTCCGTCTTCTGCTCTTCGATCTGGCGCTCCAAACGTTCGCGGAGTTGCCTATAGTCGTTTCCGTAATCGTTGTTGTAGAGAAGGAAATGGGGCCCAAGCCATTCGGCGATCTTCCGCTGGACGTTCCCGTCGACGTAGTAGTAATTCGCCCACTTCGGGGAGCGCTTTACGTAGTTCTTCCCGGCCGCCTGCAGGTTCATCCAGCGCATAAAGTTCTTTGCCGTCAGCTCACCGGAGTACACAATCACATTGTTGCCATCGTCGACAGCGTTCAAGCCGAACACTTCCAGCAACGTTGATTTGGATCCGCCGCGGAGACCTGACAGCAGGGTCACAAATCCCTTTTTGAAACCCCGGAGCCGATTGTCGATTCCGTCGATGCCGGATCGGATAAAGTCCTCTGTCTCCTCCGGGGACTCGAGGATCTGCAGCGCCGTCTGAAAGACCAGGCCGTTGTCATCCTCTGGTTCTTCGTATCGAATGTTTTTCTGCCGGTTGTATAGCTTGTGCTGATTCCACCCGGCCTGAATGCGCTCATCATCAGCCGTGTGGTCGTATGCGTCCGGCTCGTATTTGATCCTGACATCTCGCCATGTTCTGTCATGGCATGAGTTGTGCAGGCATCGAAAGCCGATTGCACCGGATCGCCCGATTGTGATCATGCTGTCCGGCGCTTTATGGGACGGGTCGAACGGGCACTCATCCAGGACAAACTTTGTATAGTCACCGACGCCCTTCTCCTTGTAGCGGATGCCGTGCGTATCCATCCATGAGCGGATATCAAATTGTGCCGGCATGTACTGGTTGTAGGCCTGTGGCTTCTCTGGTTTCGGAAGCTGATCGGCGATGTCCTCCAAGTATTCCTTGGATGTGGGCAAAAGCTCTGCGGGAGCGCTGATAATGTACGCCATCCTGTGGGGGCGCTCTTCAGTGCCATACCCCTTTTGCGCCAGGGTGCCGTATAGCTTACAGATCCGGGCGGGGTTGGCGTTGACTGTATCGATCTTGACCGCATCGGTATTGAACAACAGAGAAAGAGCTTTGAGGCATCGTTCCAGAATGTCCCGATTCTCCTGATTGTTCTTCAGCTTTATGCGGTACAGAAGATGGATGCCATTGCCGGACATGGAGATGATCGGCTCGCTGAATCCTTTTGTTTTCAGATAGGCATACACCTTTCGCCCGAGCTGCTTTGCTGCCTCCAGCTCCTCATCGGTTGATGACACCTCGGCGACCCGAACAGGATCCAGATCGACGAACAACCAGTCATAGGCGATGACGTCCTGATCGCTGGTCGTATTCTCTGGGACCCTGAAGTGATCCCGCTGCATTCGGCTATAGCAAGCATCATTCAGCAGATTCAGAGTCAGGTAGCAGTTGAAGCCTTGCAGGCTCAGTTTTTTCAGTTCCGCAACCGCAGTATCTACATCCCGGAAATATCCGCTGATGGTTTGTTTCGGCTGCTTCTTCATCACGCGAATCTCAAAGAGCTTCCCATCAGGGTTCAAGATGGTGAGCGCCTTCCTGAGCTCGCGTTCATTGATTTCGATCATTGATAGCCTCCGAGAGAAGAAGAATCCCCGGGCGGCTGGGCCGCCTTCTTTTTCTTACATTCTTGTTTCATAGTGTTTTCTATAGTGTCTTGTTCGTGTACACCCTGTGGTACGGTCTGTGGTACACCCTGTGGTACGGTCTGTGGTACACTTTGCGTTCTGCCAAACTGGTAGAAGCCATAATTTACAATGGTTACCAGCGTTCCCTTTGGCGTTCCGTTATATGTAATCATTCCGTGATTTTGTAGTTCTTTTAAGAAGTGAGAAATGGTGCTTTTGCTTTTCCAATGCCACCGCTCCATCAGTGAGTCGTAGCATGTCCATAACTGTCCCGCTTCAACGATGATCGAGCTGCCGTCCCTCAGCTCCATGGCCCTCTGTTCATGGTTCGCCAATAGCAGTAAATCTATCCATGCGCTCCTATGGTCGAATTTCATTCGCGATGTCCATAGATAGTTATCTTGAATATCGCGAAACAATTTGATATAGCCTCGCTGTTTCTTCTTAGACATCTCCTAACAGCTCCATGATCTTGGCGCCGGTCTGTGCCTTGGTGCAAAACTCAAAGCGGACCCCGTACTTGTCCCGGATCGTGAGGAGGGACCGAAAAAGAGCCTGTCCTGTCGTGGCCCTGGGCGACTGGGCGATCCGGGGGTTATCCCAGAAGTAGACATCTTCCAGCGTCTGGATTTCCTTCCCATGCTCGACCAGGATGATGATCTGGATGCCGGCCTCCCTCGCCCGCACCAGCTCTGCCCGAAAACGCTCGTGCTGTTGGCAGACATTCCCGCAAAGCTCCAACAGGTCCTTTTTGCGGTCGATTACCAGCCGCGGATTATCTAACGACTGGTAATCACCTACGTATAACTTTGATACGATCGTCGTGCAGCCAAGGGTGACAAGCTGGCGCTGGATCCTCGCCCTCTCCCATTTATGTTCCCTTGTATCGATCTGTATGGTCATGACTTAGAACGGGATCTCCTCATCCAGGCCTTCCGGGATGTTCACGAAACCACTCAGGGTATCCCTACTTGTGTCAACAGTTGTGCCGCTGTTGTCCAACAACTTGGGATTCGGGACGGTGGCCGACTCGACCTTGTTATCGGCGCAGAACCACCGAAGCTCTGACCGCTTGAAGGTCTTCCCGTTGTATTCGCTCTCGACGATTCCGAAGACGCCGCCGATCCGCTTGCCCTTGAACTGGGCGGCGAAGGCATCGCCCCAGGTTGTGACAAAGCCGTTGTTGGACTTCTCGACGCACGTGATGAACGTCTTGAAAGACTTGGAGCAATTCCCGTCCGTGTCCTCTGTCGTGATGTACTGCCGGCCTCCGCGGGGCCACTTCTTATCCGGCCGGATATCCTCCGCGAACTGCTGGGAGAAGTAATTCGGCTGCTTGTCTCCGGGGGCGGTGTCGAACGCCACGATGATCATTGGCTTGCCGCTCTTGGTGACGCTCTCCTCTACCTTCTTGATGATGAGGTGATGGCCCCCGGTGCTGATCGGGGTAAAGTCTCCGGATGCCTGGGTGTTTTCGTAGTTGTTGGGTTTCTGCATGATTTAGTCCTCCATATAAGAATTATTTTTGATCAATCTTTCATAGGCAGATGGATTGGCACAAACTTTTCGGATCATGGACTTTGAAAAAAGAGTGCGTTTATATATTTCGTCTTCCGGAAAGTGATGCTCAATCATTTCTAAAATTTTGGCATATCTTTTGATTCTGAAAAAATCGATTATGATCGTTGTGTTTCCTAGTTCGCCTTTGTATCCGTGTTCAATTAGATAGGGAAAAAAATGAGCCTTTATTTCTTCAAGGTTGCAAAAATCCACCTTCCCAATCCCGACATTGCTTAAATCGTCTTGCTGATGCTCTATTGCAAATTGTTTTGCCAACTGTCTTCTGTACGCATAAGAATATGGGGAAACTGGTATTCGCCTCGTTTTTTTATTTTGCTCAACTTCTTCATGACAATATTTACAAAGGGTCAATAAATCTCTGTATACATTCTCATGTCCAATACTGGCATACGTTAAATGATGAACTTGTAAATCCATCGGACGTCCGCATAACTGGCATCGCATCTTATCGATCTTGAGACGTTCCGATCTTTTCTTTTGCCATTGGCTGGACTTCAAATAATCATCATAAGTAGCGAATACTGTGCCATCCTCGCATTGAATCATCATCAGTATTCCTCCAGCGCTCTGATTACCTCCGCTACGTCGTTCGGAATCTCGTCCTTATCAAAAGCCCCGATTGGCGTCTTGGCCGTCGAATGATCGGCTCGGGTATGAAAGATGTATTGCCCATCCTTGCATTCGGCCAACAGGACGGTGGTCAGCTTGGATTCCAGGACGATCTTCTCCAGCTTCCTGCCGTTGGTCCTGATGTGAGTGAAGACGATCCCGTTGTCGTCCGTGTCCGTGATTGAGTGGCAGAGAATAACGACTACAACATCATCCCGCATGGTCAGCGCGTACTCGAAGATGTCCCAAACGTACTGCGCAAGGTCGGTCCATTTCCCGTATCCCTGCACTTTGCTGTTGCGCATTTCCTCGGCGACCATCAGGCCGTTGATGGTATCGATCACAACCGTGCGGATCCGCCGGTCAGGATCCTCGTTGACCTTTTTCAGAACCTGCATTACGGTTTGCGGAAAATTGGTCGAAATGTAGTTTTTATTCTCTGGACTGTACTGCGACCGCCAGCCCTTCCAGGACAGGCCCTTCCGGTCACAGTCAATGTAATAGGTGGTGGATGGATCCAGATTGCGGCAGCTTGTAGTCTTACCTGAGCCGCTCTCGCCCATCACGCCGATGACTTTTGCCATGCTTCCTCCTTTCTAAAATAAAAATGCAATCTGCCCCTCCTTCTCTTGTTTAAACGTAATGCCGATTTCTGCGCTTTCTGTTTCGATCTTGTTGCAAACAGGACAATCTGTGCCGCCGCCGGGAATCTTATTTCCGCATTTAGGGCAACGCATCAGGACAGTGGTATCTGCGCCGTTCTCTTTGTATTCGTTTTCGATTGCTTCCATGTTGGCGCACATTTGCCGGAAGTAAGATTCCTTCAGTTCGATTCCGATACCGCGCCGGCCCATCTTCACTGCCTGATACGGCACCGATCCGATGCCGCCGAACGGGTCCAGCACAATGTCGTTTGGCGCCGTCCAGAGATCAATCCCGCGCTCGATAACATCTAACTGCAGAGGGCAAATATGCTTTTCGTCTTTCTCATCGCGTGCGCTCTTTCTTTGCAGGGTGTTGCTCTGTCGAATATCCATCCAGACAGGAGATGCGTAATTCTGCCAAACGGACACGGAGAAAGATTCGTGTGTATGCGGTATGGGCTCCGGGTTCTCTCCTGGCTTCCGAAATGTCACGAGATAATCAGGCAAGCCCTGCCGGCACATCGTGGAATCCTTGCGGATCTGCTTATGGAGTAATCCGAGTGCTTTGGTGCGTTGCATTTCTGTGACCGGATTTTTCCAGATACAGACTTCAGAGTGATAGATAAAGCCCTCTGCTATGAACTGACGGATAATGTCTCCTCGGAAGTCCTTTATGCCAATGAATCCATCGCGGGACTTCATGGCCGGAAGATTCATGCAGTGCACTGAGACAAGCCGCCCTGGCATGATCACGCGGTAAAGCTCTTTGATCAGGTATTCAAAGTGGATTGCGAACTCATCGCCGTCTTTGCTGTTACCCATATCTCTGTCGCTGCTAGAGTACGTGTACAGAGATGCAAACGGTGGAGAGAAAATAGAATAGTGGATTGAATCATCCGGCAGTCCGTGTGTCACCTCTACGCAGTCGCCGTTGTATAGTGCGTAGCGTTTATCTACGCTCTGATTAAGCACAAGCATGGTGCATTTCCTCCCAGTCCGGGAGTCGCATAGTGATTCCCGGTTCGTATGGTGTTGAAAGCCTGCAAGTCGTCTGCAGCTCCTTCTTTGTGATTTCTTTGGTTTGCTCGATCATGGCCGCACGCATCCTGCGGCTGTCTGCTTCTTTCCTGGCTATGTTCTCTTTCACAGCGCCTTCGCGAGCACTAATGACAATGTAGACATTGACTGGCTGAGACTGCCCGAATCGCCAGCACCGGCGCACTGCCTGATAGTATTGTTCGTAGCTGTCTGAAAGCCCGACAAAGATCATATTGTGGCAGTTCTGCCAGTTCATACCGAATCCGGCGATAGATGGTTTCGTCACAATGCATCGATACTGTCCTGCCGAAAATCCAAGCATTCTATCAGCCTTGTCGGAGTTCTTGTCGGATCCCTTAACCTCTACTGAATCCGGGATCATACCGTGCAATGTGTCGCTTTCATTGTTTAGATCGCACCAGACTAGCCACTGCTCATTAGAGTCGTTGACGAGTTCTGCGGCTTGTTCGCATCGAATGTCTAATGTCTCCCGGCGTGCCTGCCTGCGCTCGGTTAGCGTCATGGTGCTGTCAACGGTCACATCTCCGTCTGCTATGATTTCTCGGATGTTAAGCTGCGGGAGATCATACCCGTCTATCTGGTATCCAAGGTCCTGCGGCGATTCCATGACAACAGCCCATGATCCGAGCCACTGCCAGAAAACGTCCTGCGCATGGCCTTTAAGTCGCCATTTAGAGGTGTCTCCCCCGTCATGCACAAAGAACATCGCGAGCATCTCCGTATAGCTCATAATGCCTAGAAATTCGGCATGGTTGCCCAGTTCCATATAGTCATTGGGCGCGGGCGTTGCTGTGCATGCCAACCGGAATGGCGTTTTACAGAAGAAGTCGATGATCATATTCCGCACCTTCCCGGCAAAGCTCTTAAGTATGCTCGACTCGTCCAGCACGATGGCTTGAAATTCTGCGCCCTGGAACTTCTCTAATTTTTCGTAGTTTGTTATGTTGATTCCCGGTCTCAGATCCGCCGCTGTCTCGCATAGGGTAACGTGGATGCCGAATTTTTCACCTTCGGCCACTGTCTGGGATGCGACAGCCAGCGGCGCAAGGATTAAAGCCATCCCGCCACGGTTGAGAATTACATTTCTGGCCCACTCTAGCTGCATGGGGGTTTTCCCAAGACCGCAATCTGCAAAGATTGCCGCACGTCCCTTTGCTAATGCCCATCGGACAATGTCCCTCTGGAAGGGATAGAGCATTGGATTGAGATTGTCGGCATCGGCCTGGATGCTGTCTGTATACAGAGTGGTTATTGCTTTCTCTGCTATAAAGTCTTCGTAATTTTTATTTTCCATTGCTCTTTCTTCCTATTTGATAACGAGATGGCTTCCCCGCTCCCCCAGCTCTGCAAAAGGCAGGTTCTCGCCAGCCTCCAGTGCCTCGCGGATCTTGGTCTTGTCCGGTACAGTAGTTACCACAGTGCGCTGGTACTCAGCAGGGACGTCATCCTCTCGAATGGTCAGCGGAGCCTTGCCGCCGTTCTTTACGATCTTGAACGTGTGCAGGTCCGTGCGAATCTCGGTCTTATCCATGGTTTTCATAGCGTTGTAGAGGGCCTTTTCCATCCGGTCGATAGAAGTGTCGGCCGCTTTCAGGTAAGACGTCAGGCGGTCAATTTCGGCCTTTATCGTGGTCGTGCGTCCCTTAAGCTGGGAGATCACTGCCGCATAGCTGTCGGCCTTCAGGCCAACCTCAAAGTCGAGACCCTCCAAGGTGTCGAGAAATGCCTGCTGGTCCTCCGGATCCGCGCTGTCACCCAGATCGAGGAGCGCCTGATACTCTGCTGTGAGCTGATAAAGACTTGCCATGATTCAATCCTCCCCATAAGTCACCGGCGCCTTGTTGAGCACTTCCCGGGCGATGCTGTAGGTTGTTTTCACGTCGCCGATCTGGATGCTGACATAGGCGTCATACTCGCTGATGCCGATAAAAAATTCCGTTGCACCCGGCTCGATGGCCAGGATGTAGCGGAACAGTTCGATCATCTCTTTTTTGCTCATGGATACCTCCTCTGGTGATATAATCACCGTGTACTATCTTTCTTTGGGCCGTGTCCGGTGGCAGCCGGTGCGGCCTCTTTGTTTGCAAGTATCTCTGCAACTTCCTTTGCGGTTTTCAGCGCGTAGTAGGGCCCGCTCTCGAAGGTCCCATAGATCACCCAATAGTCCGTATGGTCCCAGGTCCCTCCGCTGCCGCTGCCCGGAGAGTGCGGGATGTGGCGCAGTCTGCTCTCGACATGCAAATGCAATTCTGCGGGGATCTCCTCGGACTCATAGACGATGGTCCTGCCCTCGGCGGTTTCTCTTTTCTGCGTGGCTTTCCATTTCATGCTCTCGGTCTCCTATCTACTGAAGTAGTGGTCCCCGTACTGGAAGGCCTCCTCACCGAATGGAAGATAGTCCCTGCAGTTGAACCACAAGACATCCCAGTCCACCTGATCGACCATCTCTTCGATTGCGATCTGGTAGCACTCTTCCGGAGGATCCACGCTGTAGAGATTGTTCGTCACCGCGAACTGTCCCGGCTGGTAAACGACTTCTCTGATCGTGTCCGGGAAGGTGTCGCCCTGATCGTTGACCCGGTTGAGAACCACATCAGCGACCAGCCTTTTCCCGAAGTTGTCCTGATTGCCGGCCTCCCAGTAGATGACCCGGGCCAGCAGGTCGACGTCCGGATCGGTGCGGCTTAGGCTGGCCCAGTCTTCTGTGGTCCGCTCCGGCAGGATGATCTCCTGGACAACCGTCGCCGGCTTCGGCAGCAGCTCCTGCGGTGCGGGGCGTGTCTCATCGGCCATGACCGCGATGGGCAGCCCGATGATCAGGCCGCATGCGGCAGATATGATTGTTGCTTTCATGTTTTCTTCTCCTCTCTCCACCACGGACAGATCATCATGATCGTCTCCCGGCTCACGTAGCCGCTCATCCGGGCTATGTCGTGCCGTGTGAGCAGATCGGGGTCATCCAGGCGCTTCCGGAGCGTGTCCGGGTGCATGCCCATAGCCTTGGCCAGAATCTCAAAGTTGTTCCCGGCCTTGACCAGATCGGCGAGAACGTGGCGCTTAAATGCCGCGCCGGTCATTCCTCGTCGTCCTCCAGCTCGTCCAGGCTCTCGATGTACTTCGGTACGAAGTCTTCGATGATATCCCGGACCAGCCAATCGGCGAGGTACTTCTCTGCTACCTCTGCGAAGATCTTGGCCGCATGATCGGCCGCATCCTTCTTCCACTGGTCGTCCTCCGGCTCCTTCGGTTCCAGCTTGACGACTTCGACTTCGAACTCACCATCGGCGGCTCTTTTCAGAATCTCCTCGATGAGCTTGGTGACCTTCTCGTCCTTCATGTTTCTTTCTCCTTTCTTGCGTTTACGTAAGATCCTTGGCAAAAAAAATTTCCTCGGGATTTTTGATGTCCAGGATTTCAATCAGGTTGTTGATTTCCTGACGGGTAAACCTGCCATCGCTTCCGATCTTGCGGTACAAGGTCGCTTCATTAATTCCGAGCTTTTCGGCCAATTCCTTGACTGTGATCCCAGCCAAAACCAACTGGGCCCGAAACTTCCTTTCGTTGAACATTCCATCACCTCCTTTCTGCGGTTTCTTGCGTTTCCGTAAGTCAGATAGTACAGCACTGGCATAAAGGTGTCAATACGTTTTTGCAAGTTTTTTATCCGTTTCCGTCTGTTGTTATTGCATGTCTGCAAGTATGGGCCTATACTTGTCATAGAAGGGAGACGCCACCATGGAAGTTAAGGACATCATCAGAAACAGACGGATAGAAATGGACATGACCATGAAAGAAGTTGCTGATCTGGTCGGAGTGAGCGAGGCGACCATCTCCCGCTGGGAATCCGGGGACATCGCAAACATGAGGCGGGACAAGATCGCCGCCCTGGCGAATGCGCTCAAGCTCTCCCCCGCTGTCATCATGGGATGGGAGGATCCGAAACCGGAATACTATTACGACCCCGAGACCACGCAGAAGGCGCAGGAACTTTTCAGCAACAAGGATATGCGCGTCCTGTTCGACGCCGCGCAGGGGTGCCGCCCTTCCGATCTACAAATGGCTGCCGATCTGCTTACCAGACTCAAGGAGACAAACCCTGATGGTTGAGGAAGTTTATGTGTATTTAACTGATTTTCCGACCAGTAATGTGCACGAGATGGTCGTCCCCTGCGTCGACGGTTACACCATCTACATCGATATCAAGCAGGATGAGGCCCATCGCATGGCCTCTTACAATCACGCCATGGAGCACATCCACAATCGGGATTGGGAGCGGGAGGACGTCCAGCAGATCGAGGCGGAGGCCCACCACATTGAACCGATGATCCCGGAGGAGCGGAAAGAAGACGACGAGTATGTAATCCGTGCCCGGAAGCGGGCAGAGAGGTGGGCAAAAGAACTGGATCGGAAGAAAAGGAAGTACCAGAAAAGGTTGGAGTTTATCGAGAAGTATTATGGTTCGTCCAGCGATTACGCGCTGAAAGAACATGATCGGGCGCTATGGGATTTTTGAGTGACGTAACGCCGGCATTATTCTTGTGACACCGCGGACAAGATCCGCATAAATAAAAAACCGCTCCTCCTGCGCCAACAGGAAGAGCGGCAATACTACGGGCCCGAAGGCTATCCGCAGCTCATACAAGCAAAGGATATCACGTTCGGGCTTTCTTTTCCATGCCGAAAGGCGAAAGGAGGCCCTTTATGTCAAACAAAACAAAAGGCACACTTCCCTCCGGATCCATCCGGTACCGGCTTTACATCGGGACCGATCCGACGGGCAAGAAGCTGTATAAAAGTTTTACCGCAGCCACAAAGTCCGCCGCGAAGAAGATGGCTGAGCAGTGGCAGAAGGATCATGCCAATTCCGCTTCCAACGCACAGAACCCGACTTTTTCAGAGGCCGCTGCTGTCTTCCTCACTAACCGCTCGAAGACTCTCTCCCCGCGAACTTATGGGGAATACCTGCGCATTGTCGCATGGCTTGAAGACCAGTACCCTACTTTTACGCGATCCCACATGAGCGTGATCACCTCCGAGACGGTGCAGGCGCTCATAAATGACATGGTTGCCCGCAAAAAAGGAAATGCCGCGGTAGCAGCCAAGGGCCGTACTATCGACAAGACGATAAGTCCGAAAACTGTCGTCAATTACTTCGGCCTGATCCAGACCATACTTCAAACACAGGGCATTACCCTCCACGGGATCAAGCTCCCGCAGAAGGAAAAGAAGGAGTTGAACATCCCGGAGAACGAGACCGTGACCCGTTTGCTGGAGACGATCAAAGGGACCGAGCTGGAAATCCCTGTTCTGCTCGCAGCATGGGGC